GGCCAGCCATCGACGCCTTGCCGCCGTTGGTCTGAGGCTGGTAGGTCAGGGCGTTCTGGACCTTGTCGCCCAGGCCCTTTGCCTCGTCGAAGTTCTTGCCGAGCGCGGCGGCGCCGAGGCGCGCAGCGCCGCCGACGATGCCGCCCAGCGCGCCAGTCGCTAGCGTTGCGAGCGGCTCGACCGCCGCGCCCGGCAGATCGGTTATGCCGGTCTGGTGGTCAGCAGCGGCCGGCGCCGTGTTGGAGGCGTCTGCCTTCGCCATCAGTTGCGAGAACGGATCGGCCTGCTGCGCGGGCGCCGCGGCTTTGCCTGCCGCCGCCGGCGCCGCACCGGCCTTGGCCATCAGCGTGGAGAATGGGTCAGCGTCGGCAGGCCGCGCACCGGCCGCCGGCCGCGCGTCGGCAGTCGGCGGGAGACCGGGCAGGGACTGCGGCGCGGCGCCGTTGCCGCTCGTGCCCTGGCCGCCCTGGTAGGCCGACATGATCGACTTCACGTAGCTCTGGGTTTCCGGGAAGGGCGGGATGCCGCCGTGCTTGTCCACGGCGCCCGGGCCCGCGTTGTACGCGGCGAGCGCCGTCGGCACGTCCTTGTACTTGTCGAGCTGCTGAGCCAAGTATTTGGCGCCGGCCATGATGTTCTGCACCGGGTCTGCCGGGTCGGTCACACCCATCGCCTTGGCGGTTCCGGGCATCACCTGCATCAGCCCGCGCGCGCCCTTCGACGATACCGCGCCGACGTTGCCGCCGCTTTCCTGGCGCATCACCAGAGCGAGCAGCTTCGGGTCGACGTTGAACTGCCGGCCGGCCTGCTCGAGGATGTCGCTGTAATCTGCCATTATTGAGGCCCGTTGATGTAGCCGTTCTGCACGGCCCAGTTATATTGCTGGCGGAACGTCGCCTGTTCCTTCGCATTCATCGCCTTGACCATCGCCCCGACTTTCGCCGCCGGCAGCTGGTCGGCCACGAACACGCGCGGGTCCATCGCCGCGCCGAACTGCGATTTCCATTGCGAGTACTGTGCCGGCGGCAACCCGGCGCTCTGCCAAGCCTGCATGCGCGCCTGGTCCATGCGCTCGAGCGCCATGTTCACCTTCACAACGTCCTGCGCGGCCAGGTTGGAGATGTGCGTGTTGCCGTTGCCGGTCAGCGCCGCCGACAGCTGCGCATCGGTCGAGTGGCCGAACGACGCCGCCTTCTGCTGCGCGTACTGGGTGAGGTACTTGTTAGCTTCGTCGTAACTGGCCACCTTGTCGGCCGGGCCGCCCAGCATCGCGACGACGCCGCGCACCGCGTTGAGCTTGTCCGCGCCGGTACCGGTCTGCGCCTTCGACAGCGCATCCGATGCGTTCTGCAGCATGTTGATGCGCTTGCCCGATTCGGCGTTCGCCTTCTGGTCGGCGAGCAGGTCCTGGCCGGCGCCCTGGCCGGCTGCGGTGGATGCTTCGGCCACACCCGGCGCCTGTCCGGACGGGATGAAACCTCCTTGCTGCGGCTGTGGGTAGCGACCCGGCGCCGCCTGGCCGCCCTGGTACGCCGGCGGCAGAAGGCCTGGTGGAACAGTCGAACTGAACGGCACGCTGCCCGGCGTACCATCGGGGCCCACCGTAGGAACGCGCGTGCTGGCTTGGCCTGGGGTCAGCTTGCTGTCGAACGACGTGCCCACGATGCCCGGATTCGTGATCGGGTTCGTGTCGCGGAACGTGGTCGTCGCGCCGTCGGTGGTCGCGGTCGGGTTCGGCGTCATTGTGCCAAGCTGCGCGCTCGGTGCCTGGAGCGATGCGAGCCGCGCCTGGATATAGGGTTTGAGCTGCGCGGGATCAGTCGGCATAGCTGCGATCGAGCGCTGGATCACTTCCGCCGGGAGCCCGTACATCTGACCAGCTGAGGCCGCGGTCTGCACGGCATCGGCATACGACAGGTCCTTTTTACCCAGCAGCGTGCCGAGCTGCTGAGCCATGTGAGCCTGCTGGTCTGACGTAAGCGACAGCTGAGTCGAACCATTGGTGATCTGCTGGCCCTGCTGGGACAGGTTGGTGCCGGTGGCCGCCTGCAGGTTGAAGGCGGCCGCGGGATCCTGTGCCAGATCAGACTGGACGCCGGCCAGATTCACCTTGCCATCGGGGCCGGTGTTGCGCTGGATCGCGCGGCCCACAGCCACGTTGGCGTTCGTGTCCTGCATCAGTCGATTCGTGGCGGCCTGCTGCTGCTTGTACTGGCCCACCTGGAGCATGGTCGCGAGCGGGTTGAAGTCTGGCGCTTTGGCCTGAAGGGGGATGGTCGGATCGAGTGCCATGGTTTATGGATTCAACAGCTGATTGTTGAGGTAATTCATGCCGGCAGTGTGGCTCGCGGCCACGTCAGCGTTGCTGATGCCGCCCGCGTTGTTCTGCATCATCCCGTACAACATCGCGTTGTTGCCGAGGCTACCCAGCGCGCCGGTGAGCGCGTTCGCGCTTCCGATCGTGCCGGCCGCCTGTGCGTTCGCGCCGCTCGTGATCGTGTTGCCGATGTTGGCGGTTGTCTGCGCGCCCAGCGCGCCGAGACCTCCAGCAGCGTTCTGACCATTTCCGACGATGGTTCCGAGCCGGGTGGCGTTATCCGACGCCGATTTGTAATTCGTGTTGAACGTGTTCAGCGCGCGCTGGTAGACGTCGTTGTACGTCGAGTCCGCCAGTCCAGTCGCGTACGTCGATGCGCCCTTGAGCGCCGCGCCGGACGTGCCCAGGCCGCGCGCGGCGGCGCTATTCTGGGTTGCCTTTAGCCCCTGCTGCAGTGTGAACTGGTAGCCCGGCGTCGCCTCGGCCTCGGCGGCCGTCGGCGCTGTGAAGCGCTGCATCAGCGGATTGCTTGGGTCGATGCCGTTGTAGCTCCAGGTGCCGTCGTCGTTCTGCGTGGCGTTGTAGCCCATGGCCTTCAGCAGCGGCGAGATGGAAGACGTGCCCAGGTCGAGGTACGGCTTCATGTTGGCCTGGGTCTGCTGCCATTGCTGACCCTGCATGTCGGTAACGCGGTTCGTCGCATCGGCCTGCGTATTGGCGGCATGCCGTGATGCATCGGCGGCGATGAGCCCACCCGCAACGGCACCGACGCCAGCTGCTACCATTCCGAAACTCATATTTGCCTCCCGTTGGCGATCAGTTGCTTGTTCTCGCGGCCGCCGAGTAGTTCCTCCGGTCGCGACTCCGTCAGCTCGATCACGAGCTTGTTCACGTCCGTCTCGAACGTCTTGTGCATGGTGATCAGCACCGTATCCTCATGGGCCAGAGCGGCCTTCTTGGACCCGGCGCGCGAGATCAGCGTGGCCGGCGCGGTGTATTCGCGTTCGCCGTCTTCGCTGATGATCGTGACGCGGCCCTTGACGATCATCGTCAGGTGATCGGTTTTGTGCACGGCGCCAGTGGCAAGCGTACCGGCCGGAATTGTCATCTCGCGGATGTACATACCGCGCGCGAACATGTGCCGCACCGGACAATGCACCTGCGGATGTTTCGCCAGATCGTCTTCGATCGCCTGCACCCGGGCGCGCGTCGGCGCCAGGTCGCGCTGCGCGTCGAGGTTTAGGACGTTAGACATTCTCCGCGCCCGATACTGTCAGGGTCACGCCGTTACCAGAGGCGAACAGCTGCTGCCCGGCGGGGATCTTGTGGCCGATCAGCTGCGGAAGCTGCACCGACTGGCCGACCGGGACGTTCACGCTCCACACGGTTGTCGCGTCGGCGCCGCTCGATCCGATGAAAACCTTGAGCGTTACGACGCCGGCTGTCGGGTTCCAGGCCGTGACCTGATGAATTGCTGCGATCGTCTGCGACGGCGCGGTGTACAGGGACGTGGCCGCACCAGTCAACACCGCCTGTGCGAGCTGCTTCCAATTAATCATTTGATGCCTCAGTAATAAGGAATTTTCCGGGCCGTTCCGTTGACGGTAACGGTCATGTAGCCCGCCGGCGTGGCGGGAAGCGCGCCGGCGCCGCCCGCACCTGGCGCCGTCGTTGTCGTTGTCGGTGCGATCGACAGCGAGCCCCCCGACAGCGCGCCGGTCGTCGAGAGGCTTCCGCCAGAAACCGCACCCGTTACTTGCACGTCAGAGCTGATGGCTAGCGTCGTGGCGTTCGGCGAGCTCACGACCGGGCCACCCGTGTTGAACGTGACCTGCGGGCCTGTGCCGTCGAGCAGTACCGCGCCGCTCGCGTTCAACGCCGTGAACTTGCCGGTGCTGCGCTGGATATCGCCGATGGGCGATCCTTCGGTCAGCACTGCCGCCGGGATCGATGCGCCAGCCGCCAGCTGCGCTTCGAGATCCGGCGGTAGCACGGCCGGCTGCCCCAGCACGTCAAGACGCGCGTCAATTTCATCCAAGCGCGCCAGCAGTGGCCCCGTCGCCATTGCCTGTGCGGCCATCGCTTCGACCGCATAGATCGTGGCGTAGATGGCCCCGACGTCGACCGCCGGCGTGCCGGCAGATATCTCCGCCTCCATGTCATCGGCGAGCAGGCCTTGCGTGCCGCCGGTGCGCGTGAACAGCGTCATGAAGAACCGGAACCACACCGGCGTCATGCGCCCGTCCGTACCCACCACAGGGACGCCGGGAGCCGGGATATTGCTTTCGACGTTCATGTCCGGGCCCTCGTCACATCGATCCACGCGCCGTTGAGCGCGGTCCGCACAGGGGCTGTCCACGACAGTTCGAACACGCGATCGCGCGCATATCCCAGGCGCTGCCACTGCACCGACGAGTAGAAATCGCCAATCGCCCCAAGATCGTTCGCCACCGGCTGGCCCCAGGACACGCCTCGGGTGTCGCTCCAGCGCAGGAAGATCTGCGGCGCGGAACCGTCCGGCATCCCCTGGCCGACTTCCATGTCGGCGATGAACTGGCGGAACAGAACGCGGTTGCCGTCGCCCCCGGAGATGTGGGGAAAACTGCGGATGCGCGGGATTGGGTTGCCGTTGTCCGTGTACGCATTCGGGTCGAGGGCATACAGGTTGCCGTTCTGCCAGTCCAGCACGACGTTTTGTCCGTTATAAGCGGCGTGCGCGATCATCCGGTGACGCTCAAGAAAGCCGCTCGCATTCAGGTATGCGCGCTCGGCCCACTGCTGCGTCGTGACGTCGAATGCCCACGTCTTGTTCGCGGTCGGGAAGGTCAGCACGTAGAAGGCGTGACCGCCCTGCAGGTAACTGAAGCCGACCGCATCATCGATGCGCGAGTAGGTCGCAATCTCGGCCTCCAGAGCGTACGTGCTAATGCGCTCGGCACTATAGTTGCGCCCGGCGAACACGATGCCCTGGCCCTGCAGGTCGCGGCCGAGCCAGAACAGGACCAGATCGATCTTGGCGACACTGTGCGCTGCGGCGCAGCCGTGCTCAATAAACACGCCGGGCATGCGCTGGAACGTAAAGTCGGCGGCGCCTGAGTTGAACCACACCTCCGTCGTCAGCTCGCCGAACAACCAGATTTCCCGGTGCATGACGGCATGCGTTACGAGGTTGTCTGGATAGGTGTTCTTGGACGCGATGTCGAGCGGGTCGAACTTCACGTCGTTGTACAGGCTGATGTAAAAATGTTGCGTGCCAGGCCGGCAGAAGATGAAGTAGCCGTCGACATAGTCCACGCGGTTGGAACCGTAGAACGCCGAATCGGTGCATACGCGCATCGTGAGCGCCACGAGGTCCACGATGTAACCTTCTGGCGAGCCATCCACCACAAACAGGCTCGTGCCGTTGTCGATCATGGACACCGGTCCCCCGCTCGTCGTCAGGCTACCCAGTGCTTTCCAGGTCCACAGCGAGTCGACGTAATACAGCGTCGTCTCGAGCACCACGAACAGCTTGCCTGTCGTTGCACGGTACACGCCGCGCCCCATTGCGGCAGACGGCGGTGACGACAGCAATGTCAGGCCCGGGGTAGGGTAGTGGGTCGTCGGAGCATTCGCGTCCTGGGGATTGGGCTCGACGTACAGATTCACGCAGCGCTGCGCGTCCGCGATCAAGCTGCGTGCCGCGTACGCGCCGCCGGTGAGTGCTACTCGCATGCATTACCTCGAAAATCCATCGGAATTGATGTTGTAGCGGCCGCCCCCGCTGGCCACGCCGGCCGGCATCGTCATGGACGGCAGCTGCAGGTTCGCGCGCTTGATCACGCGCTTCGCGTTCGCGGCCAGCCGCTGCAGGGTCGGCGTCGGCTCGATCTGGTACGCCGGCGCCAGGCAGATCGCCAGGTTGTAGCGGATCGCCAGCAGGTATTCGGGAGGGAGCACGACGTCATCCGATGGAGTGACGAACTGCGGAAGCGCGTCGAGCACGGAGACGTGCAACTCGTACTGCGCGGGTGGTACCGGGTACCAGATCAGTTGCCCGAGCGGGTAGGCCGCGTCGTAAAAGACCGCGTCCGGCAGCGTCGACAGGTTCTTGACCCCGATCCGGGCGTAATCTTCGCGCGCGCGAAGGACGCGCACCGGGTAGTCGGCTGGCGTCGCCCCGTTGGTGAGGCGTGCGAACGCGGCCTTGATGTCGGCCGGCCGCGGGCAGTTGAAATCGCCGCCGGGCCCAATGCTGTACGCCTGCGCGCCGGTCGACTGCTTCGCGACGTCGATCAGGTGGTACACCGACAGGCGCTCAACCTGCCACTGCGACAGCATCTGGTTCAGCGTGTCGAAAGCGTCCTGCGTATCGTCAGGGCTGATCGACTGACCGATCCCGAGCGCGCCGAGGTCCTTGAGCGCCAGTTTCATCAGGTCCAGGGCGGCGGTCATCAGGCGGCCTCGATGGCGGCGCGGATCTTATCGTCCGACCAGTTCTTGGCGACCTTGATGCCCTTGGCCGCTGCAGCTTCCAGCAGGGCGGCGCGCTCGTCCGGTGTGTCGACGCCGCGCAGCAGCGCTTCTTCTTCCTCGGCGGTCTGCACGATCTTGTCGCCGACCCACTTCGGATATTCCTGGTACTCGTACGGCTTTTCCGGCAGGCCTTGATTGATGAGGGACATGGGAACTCCTGTGAAAAGGCCCCGCCGAAGCGGGGCCGGATGGATGACGCAGATCAGCGGATGATGCGGCAGGCCAGTTCGCCGTAGACCGTCTTCCAGCCGTAGATCACGTCCAGGCGGCACGGGACCTGGTCGGTGTTGATCTGCCACTGGCGGGCGATGCGCATCGAGATACCCTTGTAGTTGCGGCGCGAGGCCCAGGCGCCGTACTGCGCGACATCTTCCAGGTCGGCGGTCGCCAGGGTGAACGCGCTCTTGTGGTACGCGACGTTGGCGACGTACTGCGTGCTGGCGGCCACGTCCCAGGTCACTGCGGCGGCGTTGGCCGGCGAAGCGGTCACGGTCTGGTACTGCTGGTTGCTCGCCGCCGTGTTCAGGGACGGGAAAATCGACAGCGTCGCGTTGCCCGAGCCGTCGGCAGTCGCGGCGGCGGTGACGACGAACTGGCGCAGCACGCCGGTGGTTTGGCGGTTCTGCGGGTTCACGGCAAAGACGCCGGCCACCGTGAAGGTGTCGCCAGCCGCAACGGTCGCGCCCGCGCCCAGGCCGGTGACGACCAGCGTCGAGCCGGACTGGCCGGCGCCCGACACGGTGCCGTTGGTGCGGGTGCCCGTGGTCAGCACGTTCACGTTCTGGTCCATGCCGATGTCGAAGCCGAGCGCGGTCGGCGAGAAGATACCCGACTCGTACTGCTCGCCGATCTTGCCCGACGGGTTCAGCAGGCCGGCGGCGCTCTTGACCATCGAACCATTCGTGGCCGGGTCCCACACGGCGGTGCGCTTGCCGTCGCGCGGCGTCGCCTCGTTGTCCAGCTTGATGCCGGCGTTCAGCAGGTACGAGATGTCGTTCGGCGTGGTGCCGACAGTGCCGACACCGTTCGCCACGTTGACGACCTGCGCCAGGCCGTCGAAGTCGATCTTGTTGGCGATGGTGGCGGCAGCCGGGCCGGTGTAGCGCTCGGTGAATTCGTCCACGATCAGGGTCAGTTCCTGGCTCGAAAACTGGAAGTCGACGCCGAACTGGGTCGTCAGCGTGATCGGCACACTGGTTTCGTTCACGTTCTCGAGGCCGATGTTCTGCCCGGTACGGCCGACGAAGCGGACCGGCTTACGTGCGTTGACGGTCATGCCAATCTTGGCGCCGGGGATCGCGAACTTGTCGTCGTATTCGCGGTTCGCGCGCGAGGTGAACGACAACGTGTTCTCCAGGCGCATGAGGGTGTTATCGAGAATCTTGGTGGGGGTAAGCAGGGTATTCGGCATGGTCAGTCCTTATCACTTTCGGTTTTTGCGAACCCACGCCGCGTATTCCTCGGTGGATGCGAACTCTTCCGGCTCGGCCGGGGTCGTCCTGCTGCCGACCGGGGAAATCGGGGCGGGGGCTTTCGATACAGGGGGCGGCGGCGGCGCCTTGCCGAGGGATGCCTCGATCTTGGCGAGCTCGCGCGCCTGCTTGAGCGGAGGAAGCGACAGGATTCGGTCGGCCTCGTCGGGGTTCGCGCCGAGGTGGTTGAGGACCTTGTGGCCTTCGTCCATGTCGGTCACGACCTCGAGGAAGTCGCGGCTGATCTCGCCCACGCTTTGCAGCGTGCGCAGATTCGTCTCGAAGTTCGGGTCAGCCTTCACGCCGGCCTGGAACACACGGTTGCAGGCGTCGTTAAATTGCCGATCGGCGAGCTTCTGGGCTGCGCGCTGCTCGACGAGTTGGTCGATGTCCTGCGGCTGGCCGGGCTGCTGCGATTGCTGCTGCTCGGTCGGCTGCCGGTACTGCGCCAGCTCGGCCGCGAGGGCTTCGCGCTGTCGGCGCTCCTCGTGTTTCTCGCGCGTCAGCTGATCGATGCGCCGTTGTGCCCAATCGGTCTTGGGCTTCGGTGCTTCCTGCGGCTGCTCGGTGCCTTGCGCGGTTTGCTCGGTGCCCGATTCCGTGCTGGTCTCAGCGGGCGTTTGCGCCTGTTCGGTTTCCGTAGGCGATGCGGATTGCAGCGGATTGGTCTGGTCTTCGGTTTGCATGGTCTGAGCCAAGAAAGGGCCCGGTGATACGCACCGGTACGGTCAAACAAAAAGGGCCGCCCCATTGCTGGATGCGGCCCCGATCCGGGAAAGCCGGCGCGCTTAGCGCATGCCGCCAATGATGTATTGCTCGCTGGTCGGCGTGATGCTGCCTCCGCTCGTATTCACATAGGTGATCGACAGCTGGTTGGGGTTTTTAACGACGACGTTCAGGATGCCTAGGCCGGTCTGGTGCGATGCCTTGTTGATGTCGATCGAGTCACCCGGCATCACGCCCGGCACGGTGAACGTCTGCTCGCTGGTGGTGTTTGCGCCCACCGCGGCCGGCGTCAGGGTCTGCACGATGCGGTAGAAGCCGATAACGGGTGTGGGGCTGGAGCCCAGGTCTTGCGGTACGCCGATGTAGCTCATTGCGGTTGTCCTTGTGTTTGGTCAGGCGAAAAAAAACCGGCTTGCGCCGGCTGTGCGGGTTGTGACTGGCCTTCGGGCGGGCCGCTCTGGAACATCTGCATGACGACCTGCGTCGCCAGGTGTGCGACCAGCTCGGGGTCCACGGGCTGGCCGAGCGCGGTGAAGCGCCTCGTCTCGGCGTCGTACGCCTTGATGTTCGTTTCCTGCTGCTCGCGGCCCGCGCGTGCGGCCTGCAGCATCTGCGACAGGTGCTCGATCATCTCGCCCATGTGCGCCATCTTCTGCTGCATGTCCTGCTCAGCCGGGCTTGGCCCGTCGCCCAGCAGCGCGGGCGGGATCCCGCGGCGCAGGCGCTCGGCCACGTCCTGGGCCATCGGGAAGTCCGCGGCCTTGAACAGTAGGTCGCCGACCTTGTTCATCAGCTCCTCGTTCTGGCCGATGATCTGCGACAGGGCGTGGAATGCCTCGGCGCGGCGCGTCTCGAAGCTCGGGCCGACCTCGACCGTCACGTCGTAGCGGCCGATGCCCGGGTTGTAGATCAGCTGGGCAGCCTGCTGCAGGCTCGGCTGGGCGTTCGGATCGGCCTTGAACGGCTGGCCGGTCTGGGCGTCGACGACTGGGTGCTGCTGGTCCGGGTTAATCTGGGCAAACTGCTCGCTGCCGTCCTCGCCGACGATGCGCAGCACGCGCGCCGTGTCGTAGACCTTCGGGATCAGGTCGACCAAGATGCGGCCGGTGAAGCGGATCGCGCGCGCCAGGTTGTCGATGAAGTGGTACGTGGCCTTGTCGCCCTGCCGCTGCCGCGCCTGGATGGCCACGCCGGCATCCGCGTTGGACTGCTGGCCGAAGTTCTCCTGGTACTGGCCCGACGCCATCATCAGCTCCTGCTGCGCGGTCTGCATCGCTGCCTGGTAGGCCTGGGCGGCCACCGGCGGCTGCTCGCGCTGCGGGCGCGGGATCGCGTTCCCCTGTGCGTCGACCGAGTTGTAGGGCAGGTAGGCGGCGTTTTCGTGATTCGCGTTCGCCCACAGGTCCTCGTAACCCTCGATCGCCTCCGCCGCAGCGATGTACGGCGTCTTCGTCTGCAAGCCGATGAACTCGGTTTGCGAAGAGGACATGACGTTGTACATGCGCTGTGGGTCTTTCAGCGGCCGCACGTGCCCCTTGCGCTCGATCTTGCCGTCGATATCGATTTCCTCGCCGATGACGCGCACGATTGGGATATACCGACCCGGCCAATCGCGTCGGTCGATCACCTTGTTGCCGGCGATTTTGTACCAGGTGATCGTCGGTTGCTCGACGACGCGGCGCTTGATCGAGTCGTCACCTTCGACGGCCGCCCGCTCCTCGGCGTCCAGCTGGGACAGCAGCACGGGGCCTTTCACAGGATGCGCCACCAGCGTGTCGGCCTTCGTGCCCTTCGTGAAGTATTCGGCCACGCGGATGCGGTCCTTGCCGAGCCAGTTGTTTCCCTGGCCTTCGCTCGGAAACACGATCTCGCCGGCGACCTCGCCCGGATAAGAAGCTTCGAACTCGTCGCGGCTCATGTCCTCGAACACGAAGCCGAACTTCGCGTCGGCGCCGTCGCCGGACTGGATGTCGGGATCCAGGCGAACCGCGCGCGGGTTCTTGACGCGGCGGATGAAGATTTCCTGGTCGAACGAGCCGTCATGCGCGTACTCGGTCACGACGCGCCAGTAGCCCAAGCCGCCCTCGACGGCGAACTCGGTCGCGGTGTCGTACGCGATCTCCGCGTGCGAGTTGTACTCGATGTGGCGGATGCAGCCGTCCAGGATCTTCGCGATCTGAATGTCCGCGGTACCGTCGACAGGCAGCGTCTTCACGCTCGGCTTGTTCTGCTTCGCGTCGTTGATGATCTGCAGGCAATGCTGGCGGACCTTGTTGATGGTCAGACAGGGCTTGCCTTTGGCCTTCCGACTTTGCAAGGCCGCGTCTTCCCATTGCCACCCGTTGTCCGAATCGCCGTTGGCAAACTTCACGTCTGCAACGAAGCGCTTCCAGAATTCGGACTCGGCTTCCTCGCAGCGCTCGAAACGCTTTTGCGCCTGGAGGACGATCTTGTCGTCCTCGCTCAACGGCGCCGCTTCCTTTTTCTTTCGTGCCATGTCTTATCCCATCCAGCCGCCGGGAGCGGCGACCGGTCGTGGTGGAGGTGTTGTTCGTTTCACAGCTTTGCCGAGCGTGTCGGCGCCGCGGCCCAGGATGGACAGGGTGTCCACGCCGTCGTCGGGCGAGCCGGCCGGGAAGACCAGACACTGCCGCTGCAGCTCGGCCACCCACGCGGCGCGCGGCCACAGCAGCCGGCCCATGCCGGCCTGCGCGATCGTGGCCTGCGCGCGCGTCGGCTTGTCCTGGATGGACGGCAACCACTCGATGCGGCATTTCGCCTGGCGCTCGATCATCCGCGCGCGCAGCCGGCCTTCGGTGGAGCGGCGGATCGGCCCGGCCTCGCCGAACCACGCGAGGGGAGACCAGCGGATCATCATGTCGATTTTCCGCTCGATCCATTCCTCGGGGCCGACCTGGCCGCGCCACCAGTCCAGCAGGTACCAGGTGCCGTCCGGCGCGATGCCCAGGATCCCGTGTTCGGTCCAGTCACCGCCGTCGGGCGTCACCGCGTAGTCGGACCCGCCGATGATCCGCAGGCCGTCCGGAGCCTTCTCGTAGACCGCCATGTCGTCCTTGCGGAACAGGATGCCTTCCGCCGGCGCGGGGATCTGCTGGTACAGGCTCGACCAGGTGCGGCGGTTCAGCCGGAACTGCGCCCAGTGCTTCGCGTCGAACCATTCGGCCCACAGCATTTCGCCCGGCTTGCGGCCGAGCGGGTCGGTGTTGGTCTGGCATTCGGCCTGCAGGCAGAGCACGCGCCACACGTTGCCGTCGCGGCACTCGATGTCGCCGGATTCGCCCGCCCAGTTCTCGGGCAGGATCCGGCCGCACAGGTCGTCCTCGTGCCACCGCGTGTTGATGATCACGACCCAGCCGCCCGGAATGAGACGGGTCAGCAGGTCGTCCTCGTACGCGGCGAACGTCTTGTCGCGCACGGTCTGCGAATCGGCCTGCTCGCGACCCTTGATCGGGTCGTCGATGACGATGCCGTGCGCTCGGTTGCCGGTCATGCCGGACATCATGCCGCCTGCGATGTACTCGCTGCCGTTGGTCAGCGCGAACTCGGTGGCCGAGCGGGACTCGGTGCTCAGCGCGCACTGCAGGATGCCTTCGGTTTCCTGCGCGCGCAGCAGCTGGCGGGTACGGCGGCCGTGGCGCCCGGCGAGGTCGGAGCCGTAGCTGGCCAAGATCACGCGGCGGTTCGGCTCGCGGCCGAGGTACCAGCTGGGGCCGACGACCGTGGCGTAGGTGCTCTTCGCGGAACCCGGCGGCGCCATGATCATCAGCCGGCCGTGTCGCTTCGTCATGCACGCCTGCAGCTCGCGCAGGATCAGCTTGTGGTGTTCCGCCTGCTGGCTCTCGATCAGTGGGATTGCGGCGTCCTCGTCAGCGTCTTCGGACGGAGAGCCCGGCACTGGCACGCGCGAGGCGAACCGCACCAGGTCGTTGCGCGCGGCGCGGCGCTCGAGCAGGATGGCCGCGGCCTGCTGCGGCGTCAGCTGCATTTCGTCCCCGCTGCGATGGCGGCGAGCTGGTCGTCGGTGAGGGCCGCGGCGCTCTGCACCTGGATCGCGCCGCCGCCGGCGCCGACCAGCTCTTGCGTGACGCGCGCGCCGTACTTGCGCGGTTTCATGCGCTGCACGGCCTCGATGCGTGCGTAGATCTGCAGCTTGGCCTTTGCGACGGAGTCCTTGTCGACCTTGCACTTGTCGGCGATGTCGATGATCTCGTCAACGTGCGCGTCGGCGCGGTCGTCGGTGGCCTGCTCGTAGAGCTTCACGAATTCCGGATGGTCGCGCAGCCAGCGGAACACGGTGGCCTTGCTGGGCATGTCCTTCTTCGCGCACACGGCGCGCAGCGAGCCACCATCCGCAATGGCTGCGCAGAACTTGGCCGCGAGCTCAGGGGTGTAGGTGGACTCGCCCATGATCAGGCAGCGACCTTCTCGACCTGGTCGGCCGGATGCGGCATCTCGACGCCCAGCACGTCCATCTCGCTGATGAGCACGTGCTTGCGGCCGTCTTCGTCGAACGTGTGGTACTGCAGTTCGCTGAAGCGCACGACGTCGCCCACCTGCGTGGCCATCGGGATCAGCTTGTCCGTCTTCGGGTGGCGCGCGCCTGGACCCACGGCGACGACCGTGCCGCGGTTCATGCCCTCGATGGCGCCGTCCTTGGCGCGGTAGGCGTCGGTCTTCGGCGGAAGCACGAAGCCCTCGATGCCGGTGGGGAGGTTCTCGTCCAGGCGGACGACGATGCGGTTGCCGGTGGGTTTGAGCATGGTGTTTGGCCAAAAAAATGGCCCGGCGCGCACGGGGCGGCCGGGCCGGAAGCGCCCTGGTCGATCAGCAGGGCGGAGGAGACACGGGTGCGGAAAGCAAAAAGCCCCGCGTCATCACTGATCGCAGGGCTTCGAGGTTCGTTCGGACGTGCGAAGGGCTCCCACTGGGAACCCACTTCTGTCCGATCGGAAAATGTTTACACGCGGAATTTACTGCTGAGTCCGCTTTCCGTCAAGAAATTTCGTTCAAGAACCTTGTTGGCGTCCAACAACGGTCTCGATGGCCTCCTGAGCCGCCATCAGGCGGTCGTTGTATTCGCGCGTGGGGAAGCCGCACGCACCCGCCACGCCCCAAGGTTTCGCGCACACGACGTAGGTCCAGTGCAGGACCCAGCGGTGCGGCTCCGCGATCTTGGTGATGCCCACGTTGATCCGCTCGGCGTCCGGCACGTCGATGCGGTCGTTGACCGGCGCGGGCGGCCCGATCACGCCTGCTGCGTGCCGGCGCATGCTCTCGCAGATGACGCCGGTCATGCAATCGGCGCCGCTGCCGCTACCGCGATTGTCCATGTTGGCCCACATGCCCCAGTTCTCCAGGCGTCGGCCGATGCTGCGGCGCTCGACCTGGCGTTCCGGCTGGCGACGGCGTTCTGGCATGCGCACCGGCTCGGCCGGTGCCTCTTCGAAGTCGTCGACACGCGGCGCCGGCGTGGCCGGGCGCCATGTGCGGGTGATCGTGGTGCGGCGTTCGGTCAAGGTTCGACCTCCACCATTCCTGCGCGGATGAAGCGGCCGGCGAGCAGCCCGGCCAGGACGGAGGCGGCAAGCCAGAGGGCGAGGGCGGTCATGCGGTCCTCCGGATCGCGGCCCACACGCGGCGGTACCACGGCAAGGCGTTGAACGCGGCGATACGCTGGCGCAGTCCCGCGGCCTCGCGCGCCTGCTGCTCTGCTTTGCGCTCGGCCTCGGCCAGCCGCGCTTTGAACGGCAGCACGAGGATTCGTTCCAGCTCAGGCTCGATGGCGATGTATTCGTCGCCGCGGCCGATGCGGTGGATCGTGTGAACCTTCAACTGCAGGCGCTGTACCGTCTCACGCTCCACCATGAGCGCCTCGCCGCCCCCGATCGGGAAGAAGCTGTCCAGTGGCGGCATGCGGTACATGTCGACGAAGCTGCCGCCTCGCGCCTGGTGAGACGTGATCCCGTAGATGGTGACGTCGCGGATCATGCCGCCTCCCCGAGAAGATCCGCCTGCGGCTGCGCCACCGGCATGGCCGTGATGGTGACCACGATGCGGGCCTCGCCGTCGGGCTCCATGCGCTCGCTGGTGAGGCGCCGCACCCAACGGTCATCCTCGATGGCGACGTCCTTCAGGGCGTCGAGCAGCACCTTGTTGGCGTTGTCGATGTCGATGCAACGTACGGTGTCGTCCCACGCGGCGCCGTCGACGCGCATGCGGCGCTGCCAGTCCTGCGGCCGGGCCGGGTAGAGCTTGATGTCGATGTGCACGCGGCCGGCGATCGGCTTCGTCACGCCCTGGGCGCGGCACAGCGCCTGCGCCTGCGCGCGGTACGCCTTGCCTTCCTTCGTCGGCAGCACGGCCAGGTGCGTCTTCATCTTCACCGGCATCCAGTAGCGGTTCACGGACAGCGGGTAGGGCAGCGTCAGGGTGATCGGGGTCATTGCGCGCCCCCGCTCACTGCGACGTCGCGCGTGCAGTTCTTGCCGCATCCCTCATGCCACGCGACCGTGCCCCGGCAGTTCGTGAAGTAACGTTGCGTGCCGCCGTCCGCAAACCGGTACACGGTGCAGCCGTCCTTCGTGAACAGCGTTTCGACGTTGAACTCCGCGTTCACCTGCTGGATGCTCTCTGGGTGTTTGTAGCAGCCGGCCAGCAGCACGGCCAGGATCAGGATTCGTTTCATCGTTCAGGTTCTCCCGTTGTTGTTGTGCGCCCGGGCTGGCCGGGCGGGGTGGTGGTCAGGCTTTGCGGAAGCGCGGGTCGTCGTTCGCCTGCTGCCACTGCTGCTCGTTGGTCGCCTGCTCGTGCAGCTGCTGCTTGAGCGCGTAGCCCATCAGCGGCCAGATCTTGTTCACGGCGTTGGCGCGCGCGATCTCGCGACCGATGCCCACGTCGAAGTTCTCCGGGCTGGCGCACGCGCTCTCGCCGGTGACGGTGAAGCCGTTGCGCAGGACCAGCACGCAGAAGGTGAGCAGGCCCAGCTCTTGCGGCGAGTGGTAGCTGAAGGTGGATTTGTCATCCTTGCGCGCTTGCCCAGCGGAGGCGCCATACACGCCATCGGCGGCCGTGAAGTAGTGCTCGCTGGCGATGTTCGCGTCGATGTCCGCCGGCGTGACGCGCGGCGCGGTCTTGCCCTTGGCCTGGATCTGCTGCTCGATTGCTTGGTCGTTCATGTCTGCCTTTCAGGTTGTTGCTGCGGTTGGTGCGCTCGCGCGCGAAATGGTCTCGTCCGGATGCCGCCTGCGCAGCTCTGCCAGCACTTCCTGCTCGCTCCTCGTGGCTCGGCGATGTGCCAGCGATCCCAGGGGCATCCTGAGCACGCAGGCCCAGGGGATGTCCGTCGAGTGTGCTGGCCGCTCGAACCCCTCGCAGTAGCCGGGGCCGTTCTCAGCCTTCCGTAGCTCGGCGTCGGGCAGGAATCGGGCGCACTTGCCGCAGGGGTCCGGATCGCGGTTCATGCGGCTTTGCCTCCGTTGCGCTGGGCCAGCTCGTACGCGGTGACGCGGGCTTGCCAGTCCTCGTAGCTCTCGTCGGTGCCCTTGGGGTCGTTGCCCTGGGGCTTGCGAGCGGGAGCTGGTGGCGGCGGTGCTGGCGAAGCTTGTGCGCTCTGCCGCTGCAGGAGGGTCTGCACGGTCTTGTCGAGGTAGACGAGCCCGATGGCCTCGCCGGGCTTGAACTGCCGCGCTCTGGCGATGGCCAGGCCTAGCAAGTCCTTCGTGACACGGGGATCGGCTGCCCAGGTGGCCACGATGGGGTCGCCTGCCGTGGCCTCGATGCCGTCTTCCCGAAGCGCTGCCGCGATCGAGGTTGCCCGTTTCGACTCTCGGGGTTGGTCGTCGTCATCACGTTGCGGATCGGCACCAACTTCGGTTGAGGCTTGAGACGACGATGACGAAGTCTTAGAAGTTAACTCTCCCTTCTTCTTACACTCTCCCTTACTCACCGTGACAGGCTGTGACATGTCACGCTTTGTGTCCGTGACAGGTTCATGTGGTTTTTGTGACAAGTACTCGGCAGCGAGGGCGCGCAAAGTCTTCGTCGACACGTTCCAGTCCGGGACAACGCCGTGACCGCGCAGCACTTCGAACAGCGCCTTTCGGTCCTCACGTTCGCGGGCTTTTCGCTCTGCCTCGGCGCTCCGCTTGTGGTTGAACTCCTCGCGGCCCGGCAGCGCGGCCAGCGCCTTCTCTGCGACGACCGGGTGGTACCAGCGATCGTCCGAGCACAGGATCCAGCCACGCATGGCGCCTTCCTTGATGCGCTTCCACTTCGCGGAATTGCCGGACAGGTGAGCGAGCACCATGTCCTTGTTCGGCAGGCTGGCGGCCGGGACCTGCGTCCAGCTCTTGCACCAGAGGGCGACCGCGGCCTTGAACTCGTCGCCGGTCGTCTCGGCGAACATGTCCGAATCGATCAGGCGGATGACGTCCAGCGGCATGTAAGGCAGGCCGCGGAGGTCGCAGTCGGGCGGGGTGAGGGGATCCGGTAAGGCGGGAGCCTCGCGCTCTGTCATGGCGGCGAAACCTCCGCCTGGGCCAGCATGGGCTTGACGCGCAGCACGGCCGATTCAGCAGCTGCGCAGCGGTCCCATTCCGCCTGCCACGTGGCGATCGCATCGTGGCAGTGCCAGTTGAACTCGTGACCATCGCGAGGCACGCGGCGCTTGTACGCGCTGCGTGCCTTCTGGCGGATCGTGTCGCGGGAGACGACGTTATCCATCAGCGGGCCCCCGCGTCATCGATCACACGGCGCAAGTGCTGGCGGGCGCGGAACTCCCGCCGCTGCTTCTCGACGTCGCGCTTGTCGGCGATTGCCTCCTTGTCGAGGCCTCTCCAGGTCCTGGCCTGGTCGGCGATCTTTTTATCCGGCGTCGCCGCGCCGGCTTCTTGGTCTTGCATATGATCCTTCCGTTCTAATCGGGTGCAGCCCAGGCAAGGGCACGCGGTTTGAAATCGCCTTTAAAGATGCAGACGGCGAAAGCCACCTGCGATAGCTGCCCGGCCCGGGAAACGCTGCGGATGGCCATGCGAATGGCCATGACGTGGCCCTTCGTTACGACGATTCCCACCTGTACGATCCGTCTCACGGCGGATGTGGGCGAAGATCACGTCGCGCACGAACGGCGCAATGCTCGTGCCGCAGAACTTCCGCAGTTGGTCCTTCTCGGGATCGTTCAGCGGCACTTTCAAGACGTTCTGGCGTTTCAGGTTCGGGGTGGTGCTCATGGTTTTCTCCTATTGATGCGGCGGTTCAGGACTTCGGGGGAGGTCAGCCGGAGCTGGCCAGGTGATTCAGTGCAAGGTGCTGTGGGCAACTGCTTGGGTGCAACTTTTCGGGCAAAAAAGCCGCGCTACTGCGGCTGACTCGACAGCTGCTGAGGTGGGCCAGCGCGTCGTGTGTTCGGGTCGCGGAACATGTCAGCGCAGTCCTGGGGGGTGACGCGTCCATTTGTGACGCGTTCGATCTGCAGTGCGTAATCGAGGGTTACGCGGGTGATACCGCGGACCCACTGGCTGATCAGTGCTTGCGAGGCAGGTGGGCTCAGCTCGCCGCCAAATTCGCTCTGGCTCAAGCTGGCTTCTTTCAGGTATTCGTCGAGGGTCATGGGAGTTCCCAGAAATTAAGAGCAATGCTTATTTTTCTGCATTCTACAGTATGAGCAATGCTTTTCAAGATGTTGCGCGGAAAAAAAGTAGTACTAATAAAATGTCAGAATGAAACGACGCGAACTTACTGCCGAGGAAAGAGGCGAGGCCGAGCGGCTGAAGGCTGCGTGGGAGAGCTATCGCGCAGCGCACGACGGAGTGACACAAACCTGGCTTGCGGCCGAGGCTGGTCTGGGGACGCAGGGTGCGGTGAGCCAATACATGCGCGCAATCATTCCCCTCAACTTGCAGGCTTTGCTTGCCATCTGCAACGTGATCGAAGCAGATCCGCGCGTGATCAGCCCGCGGCTGATGCAGGTGGTCGACCAGGTGAACGAGAAGGTGGAGGCGCCATCCCAAGCGCCTCTCCAGGGCCTCCGCCCGGGCAGTTACATGCGCGTCGAGGGGATTGCCGGCGACGACCCACGGCTGACAATTATCCCGAAAGTGCGCCTCCGGCTGACAGCCGGCCTGAGCGGGTTTGAGGTTGAGCCCGAGCCGTACGATGGGACATCGACGACTGTGCCGACGGAATGGATCGACCGGCACGGATATAGTCGAGACAAATTGATCGCAATTACCGTTCGCGGCGAAAGCATGGAGCCGACATTTTATGAAGGTGACCTCGTCGTTATAAACACTGCCGATACAAAGCCGGTTTCTGGTGCTGTATATGCGGTCAATTACGAGGGGGAGCCAGCCATTAAGCGGTTGGCACGTGATGCAGGAAGGTGGTGGCTGGTTTCGGATAATACGGACCAGAGAAGGTATTACCGGCAATCATTCGACGGGAATACGTCACAGATTATTGGTCGCGTGGTGAAGCGGGAAACGGAAGTTTTTTAATGTTGCATTCGATTCAGCGCCTGCGTGGCGTGCGTATGGCGGTAGTCTTGGTGGAGCGGCGCCAGCTGATGTGGGACGTGGCCGGCCCGCTGGTTGCAGAGTTGCAGATGAAGTTCCAGTTGCCGGTGATGCTCGTAGCACGCGACGACACGGCTTGGAATAACGCGCGCGCTGCTGCGGAATTTGATGCTGTTCCTTATCTGCTCGAATTGCTATCGCTCGGCGATATCGAATGGAGTGAAGCTATATTTGCTGAGCCAGAAATGCCGTTTTAATTTGCCGATGAGTATATATTGTGGCTTCCCTTAAATTCAACGTGGGCGTTGGCTTGCTATGGATCGTGCTTGCCGTAGTGATGCGTGCAATGACAGAATCTTCATGGGCATTGTGCTGGGTACTCGGCGGTGCGTTTTCCTATATTTGGATTTTGCAACACAAGCTCGACCATCTTGCATCTGAGCATAAAGCTTTAAGTGGATTATTCGAAATCGCTGACGCAGAGCTAGTTCGAGTCTCAGCTCTGGCCAACGAACTCGAGTCTGACGTCAGCGATCTCGATCGTAAGGTTGAGCAAATCGCCTGGCAGGTTGACAACGGCTGAGTTCCAACCCGACCACAACAGTAAGCCCGCTTCGCGCGGGCTTTTTTTCGCCCCTACCTCCGGAAAATAAGTGCACGCGCACAAAAATATAAGCAATGCTCTTGACTAAGAAAAAAGCATAGCTAATAATGTCTCCATCGCAACCGAGCCCAACAGGGCAGATGGAGATCACCGATGGACCGCTTCCCCTACCCCGCTGAAGACCGCGAAGACCAGGTCTGCCAGCTGATCGACGCCCGTATCCACGCCATCAAGCACGACATCCGCGTGAACCGCGTCTCGACCGTAGAGGCCGTGCTGGACCGGCTGGACATGGACAAGATCGAAGGCGATGCGCGCGACGTGCTGCGCCTGGCCGTGGTCAGCCACTCCCGTGCGGTGGGCGTGGACGCCGCAGCAGCCGTCGAGGCCGCCATCTACTTCGAAGCCGAGGCGCTGGCCGAGCGCGACGTCGCCGACATGGAGCGCCGCCGCGTCGAGTCCGAGCGCGACAGCCGCATCGAGCGGCGCGTGTGGGACCACTTCTTTGCGCCGAGCTTCGCATGACCTGCGTCCACTGCAACGACACCGGCAGCCTGTCGAAGAACATCACCGGCTACCTCGACTGCATCCACTGCGGCGCTGCCGATGAGCGCATGCGCGTCGAAGCGTGGGCCCGCCGCGCGGCCCCGGGCGCCGGGCTGGTTGACGTCTGGACCATCTATCAATTCGGCAAGGCCGCCGGCGCCGTCGAAGTGGCGCGCACCGGCGCTTAGCAGCACGCCAGCCTGTAGGCGCACAGGCCCGCGACGAGCGCGGACAGAGCTCGCCGCCCGGTGAAAGGCCGGGACCAACAACAACCGCCGGCGGCGCCGGCCAGAACGAGGAGCAGCAGGATGGAACTGACGAGCAGCAGCACGAGGGCGGTGGCGACCAACAGCGCCCGCGCTGTGACCAATATCGGCGAGCTGTTCGCCGCGCTGGCAGTCGGATGGCAATCCGAAAGCCCCGACAACCGCCTACTGATTGCTGGCGAGGGCGGGCAGTTCATCCGAGTCGGCCCGCGACGCTACCTCGGCGAGTATTTCAAGCCGTGGCCGGGCGACATCGTAGTCGATTCCGGCAGCTACAGCATGCGTGGCTTCATCCGCTTCGAGATCTACAGCGACTTCCGCGAGCTGTTCACCACGAACCATGCTGGGGATCACGTCTGGTATAGCGCGGCCCTGACGGCACGCGGCTTCGAGCTGGCGCAGGCCGGGCTGCTGCCGGAACTTTCGCGGCTCGACCACCCTTTCTTCAATCCAGCCATTACGGATGTCGCGTCAGATCTGCAGCTCGGAATGGCCGCGAAAAGGATTGCCCAATGAACGCCGTCGCCCGCATCGCCCGTCGCCTGGTGCGCAAGCTGATCAAGCCGTTCGCCCTGTGGCTGGCCGACCTGCAGGTGGCCGAGGCCGAAGCGCACGCCGAACACTACATGCAGCTGCGCCACGACCTGGTCGACATGGAAAAGAACATGCGCGTGCACGCCGTCGTGCTGGCAGCGCGCCGCAACGAAATCGCGAGGTGGTGAGCATGGTTTGCGCTTCCTGCGGCGGCCACGTCACCTGGCGCGGCCCGATGAGCAATCTGACCCACACCGAGTGCGCCGACTGCGGCGCGATCAACAACCAAGTCGTCGACCAACCCGACGACGCAGACGAAGAGGACGACCAATGTTCCGCCACATCCTGAACCAGTACCGCCTGTCCCTGCGCGCCGGCTTCCGTCCGCGCAAGGCAGCCGCACGCGCGCTGCGCACCTACGTTTTCGGCTTCTAACCTGGAGAGCAACTTGAACGCACCACAGACCACCACCCAACTGGCACCTGTCCAGAACACCATGCCGGTGCGGGCCGGCTTCATGGACGCCGCCGGCTTCGACCTGATGCAGCGCGTCGCGAAGGCTTTCGCCAGCTCGACCCTCGTGCCGCAGCAGTACCAGAACAACATCCCGAACTGCATGATCGCGCTGAACCTCGCCCAGCGCTTGAAGGCCGACGAGCTGATGGTCATGCAGAACCTGTACATCGTGCACGGCAACCCGGGCTGGTCGTCGAAGTTCCTGATCGCCAGCGTGAACACGTGCGGCCGCTATAGCGCGATGCGTTACGAGTGGCGCGGCGAGGCCGGGTCGCCGGACTTCGGCTGCCGCGCGTGGGCGATCGAGCGCGAGACCGGAGAGCGCCTGGACGGCGCCTGGGTCGACTGGAACATGGTGCGCGCCGAGGGCTGGGACAAGAAGAACGGCTCGAAGTGGAAGACCATGCCGCAGCAGATGTTCATCTACCGCGCCGCGGCGTTCTGGCAGCGCGCGTACGCGCCTGAGATCAGCATGGGCCTGAGCACGGCCGAGGAGCTAGCCGACGTCATCGACGTGGGCGCCGACGGCAGCGTCACGATCACGCAGGAGGCGCATCGAGCCGACATGCGCCAGGTGAAGGACGTCGACCAGAGCGGGCAGGGTGCTGGCCAGCAGCTGCCGACGTGCACCGCCGAGCACTTCGAATCGAAGAAATCGGAATGGCGAGACCTGATCCACTCCGGCAAGAAAACCGTGCCGCAACTGATCGCGATGATCGAGACCCGCCAGCTGCTTACCGAAGACCAGAAGCTGACGATCGACACCTGGGCCCACGAGAACGACTGAACCTTCAACCTCACGAAAGAACGACATGGCAACCATCCACAATCTCACCCAGGGCTCGCCGGAGTGGCAGGCCTTCCGCCTGGAGCATCGCGGCGCGAGCGAGGCAGCCGCAATGCTCGGCCTCTCGCCGAAGGTGTCGCGCACCGAGCTGCTGCACATGAAGGCGACCGGCACCGCGCAGGAGTTCAGCGACTGGGTCGAGAAGAACATCCTGGCGCATGGTCACTACGTGGAAGCGCTGGCCCGTCCGCTGGTCGAAGACCTGATCGGCACCGAGCTGTATCCGGTGACGTGCTCCGATGGCCTGCTGTCCGCCTCGTGCGACGGCCTGACCATGGCCGAAGACGTCGCCTTCGAACACAAGCAGTGGAACCAGGCGCTGGCCGAGGCTGTCGCCGCCGGCCAGCTGCCGGACGAGTACATGCCGCAGTGCCAGCAGATCATGATGGTGACCGGCTGCAGCAAGGTCGTGTTCGTGTGCTCCGATGGCACGCTCGACAACTTCGTGCACATGGACGTCCTGCCGGATCCGGCCTGGCAGGAACGCATCCGCGCCGGCTGGGTCCAGTTCGAAATTGACCTGGCGAACTACGAGCCGAAGCAGTACGCCGCGAAGCCCGATGCCGAGCCGATCATGTCGCTGCCGGCGCTGGTCATCCAGATCCGCGGCGAGGTGGCCACCAGCAATCTGCCGGCGTTCAAGGAACGCGCCGAGCGCTTCATCGCCAGCATCAAGACCGACCTGGCCACCGACGAGGATTTCGCCAACGCCGAGGCCACCGTCAAATTCTGCGAGAAGGCCGAGGGTGACCTGGAGCAGGCGAAGCGCGCCGCGCTGGAGCAGACCGCCGACATCGCCGAGCTGATGCGCACGATCGACCACATCAGCGAGCAGCTGCGCGCCAAGCGCCTGACGCTCGACAAGTTGGTCAAGACCCAGAAGCAGGCAATCAAGGATCGCATCCTGGCCGAAGTGAAGCAGGCCTTCGCTGAGCACGTCGCCACGCTGGAGCGTGAGATTGCGCCGCTGCGCCTCGTGTTCCAGGCACGGGACTTCGCCGGCGCCATGAAGAACAAGCGCACGCTGGCGACGCTGCAGGACGCCGTCGACACCGAATTGGCGAATGCGAAGATCGTCGTCAACGAAATCGCCAGTTCCGTGCGCGGCCGCCTGGTCTGGTACCGCGAGCACGCCGCTCAGCACGAATTCCTATTCGCCGACCTGCAAACCGTCATCCAGAAGCCGGACGAGGACTTCCAGATGGTCGTGCGCTCGCGGATCGACAACCACCAGCGCATCGAGGCTGAGAGGGCAGAGCAGGCGCGCCAGCGCGCGGAGGCAGAAGCACGTGCACGCGCCGAAGCCGAGACGCGCGCCCAGGAGGAAGCGGCGGCAGCGCGAGCAGCGGCCGCCGCCAGCGCCGCGCAGCAGCCGGTACCGGTTTCCGAGTCGGCGCTGCAAGCAGCCGAGGTGACGCCGATCGACGCCGCGCGCACGCCGGCGGTGGACGACGAAGCAACGCTGCGCCTCGGCCAGATCAACGAGCGCCTGGCGCCGATCTCGCTGACGGCCGACGGCCTTGCCCGCCTGGGCTTTGCGCACGCGATGACCGACAAGTCGGCCAAGCTGTACAGGGAGTCGGACTTCCTGCGCATCTGCGCGGCGCTGCAGCGTCACATCAGCGCCGTGGCCCAGCCGAAGGCCGCCTGACATGGCCGGCCAGCGCCCGTGCTTGTGGACGGTCCTGCACTGCAAGCAGCAGGACTTCCAGCGATTCCTCGGCGTCGACGGCGAAGAGGCCGCGGCGCGCCGCGTGAAGGAAGTTTGCGAGATCGGCTCGCGCGCCGAGCTGGACCGCGACGCGGCCGCGCAGGCGCGCTGGGATGAGCGGATCCGCAAAGCGTATTTGAACTATCAAAAACAGTACCCCACCAACCACCAATAGGATCAGGAGATGTAACGAATGAACGCTACCTCGAAAAAAGAACAGGTAACCCTGAACACGCTGAAGCGCGACAAGAACGGCTACGGCGCGCTGCCGGGCTGGGAAAACTTCGCCGTGCCGGCAGAAGGACTGGCGCCGGGCGCCGTCGTGAACGGCCACGAGATCGCCGTCGTCGAGCTCTGCGACGATGCTGGCGCGACGGAGACTGCGGCGTATTGGCTCGGCGGCGGTCTTGACATCAGCGCCTGGACGCCAACCGCGCCCGAAGGCGAAAACTGGAATCTTGTGGCCGTGGCCGCGAGCGAAGAGGGCCCGATCGCTGTGTTCGCCAAGCCCGGCGTGCACGGCGTCCTGACCGGCAAGGCCTACGCCGCGGAATACCTGCTCGGCTCGATGATGAAGGCGGCTACAAAGCACCTGAAGACTCTGTCGAAGCCGTGGATCGACATGAAGGAAGGCGAGCAGAAACGCGTGCTGTCCACCGTTCAGCAGGACTGCCGCAAGGCCGTACAGGACGCGATCGACATCATCGCCAGCAACGGGCGCCTGACGTTCCAGGCGGCCGTCGACCAGGTCGTGTTCAAGGATGGCGTCAAGGCGGTGCTGACGCTGGCCAAAGGCGACTGGGCGCACAGCCTGGCCGACGCCGAGGGCGGGTTCGTCACGATCGTCATCGAGGAGCGTTCGAAGCTGCTGCAGGAGGGCGACGCGCTCGACGTCGAGCCTGACCAGAAATCCCTGCTGGACAAGGCGGCCTGATCATGAGCGGCGCCCAAACGAAATGCGCTTCGCTCGGCCGGCGCCGTGCGGGCGCCAACCTGTCGAACGCCGAGAAGCTCCGCCGGCGTGACGCCGCGTGCGAGCGCATCCGCGTGCTACTGGCGAAGCAGCCGATGTCCGTGGGCGCGATCGCCGCCGACCTGGGCCTGAACACCGGCACCGTGTACGGCTACCTGTGCTTCATGGCCGAGCTGGGCGAAGTACGCCGCGCCGGCGTGCCGGGCGCGCGCCGGCCGCTGTGGGAGCTGGGCGTCGAGCACCCGGCGAAGCTGGAAGCGAACGCCGTGCGACCGCAGGGCGCGGTGATCGTGCCGGCCGTTCAGGTTGGGATGCACCGCGACGGGCTGGTGGCTGCACTGTTCGGACCAGCGCGGGGAGCCTTGGCATGACCCAGCCATCGCAAAGTACCCTGAGTGCCCGCGGCTTGCGGCCGGTGGCTGAGCTCGCAGCGGGCCGAGACCACGGTGATCGTCTGCGCTACCGGGCAGGCTGCCGTTGCTTCCACTGCAGGAGCGCCAACACCGCTTACGAGGCAGCCCGGAAGATCGCGCGCGCCGCCGGCGAAGGAAACGGCATCGTGCCGGCCGCGAAGGCGCGCGCGCACCTGAAAGCGCTGTCGGCGCAGGGCGTCGGCCGTCGTTCTGTCGGCGCCGCGTGCGACGTGGCCGACACCGTGCTGGCCGACATCATCTCGGGGCGCAAGACCAATATCCGCGCCTCGACGGAGCGCGCCATCCTGAAGGTGACGCCCGCCGCCGCCGGCGACGGTGCTCTGGTGCCCGGGAAGGCCACATGGAAGATGCTCGACCAGCTGATCGAGGACGGTTACACCCGCACTTACCTGGCCGCGCAGCTCGGAAGCAAAAGCAAGGTCCCCGCATTGCAGCTCAAGCGCGACTTCGTGACCGTGCGCAGCGCGTACCTGGTCGAACGGCTGTTCGAGAAACTGAAGTGCGAGTGCGCGAAGCCGACCATGAAGCTGCTGGCGAAGCTGCGCGACGAGGGGTACACGCAACACCAGATCGAGCAGCGGCTGGCCAGCCTGGCCGCGCGGCTCGGTGAGGACGTGCCGTCGCTCCAGCCGAACAAAAATGGGAGGATCAGCACGAAAGCGGCTGATCTCGTGGAACAGCTTTATCAGGAGCTGACGTCGTGAGCCAGCTGCAATTGTTCGAGCAGCTTGCGCCATCGCCGGCGCGCCGCCTCGGCGGCCAGCCGCCCGACGTCGAACGCCGCTGGAATCTGGCGTTCTCGGAGCCGGTGAAAGCCGAGCTGGTCGCGCGTCTGAACGAGCGCACCGGGCAGTGGCTGACCTGGCGCGACTTCGACGACATTCGCGAGCGGCACCAGATCGGCTTCTGCATGGGGCACGTGTTGTACGTCCTGACGCTCGCCGGCAGGGCGATGAAAAAGGACGTGTATTACGGCGCCGAGCGACCGGGCGACCCGTTCAAACCGTACCTGGGCTTTTACAGCGTCTGGAGCAGCGCCGAACACGGCCCGGCGCCATAACTACAACGAGGAAAAAATGGCTGAGAACAGCGCAATTGAATGGACCGACCACACCTTCAACCCGTGGATCGGCTGCACGAAGGTGAGCCCGGGATGCGACCACTGCTACGCGGAGCGCGACATGGCCGGCCGCCTGAAGGTGGTCCAGTGGGGCCCGCACGGCGAGCGCGTGCGCACGAAGCCGGCGAACTGGGCGAAGCCGCTGACGTGGAACCGTCGGCATGACGAGTTCTTCGCCCAGCACGGCCGACGCCAGCGCGTGTTCTGCGCGAGCCTGGCCGATGTTTTCGACAATACGGTCGACTCGGCGTGGCGCCGTGACCTGCTCGAGCTGATCGACCGAACGCCGAACCTCGACTGGCTGCTGCTGACGAAGCGCATCGGCAACGTGGCCGATATGCTTCCGAACGGCTGGCTGATGGACCACACAAACGTGTGGCTCGGCGCCTCGATCGTGAATCAGGCCGAAGCCGATCGCGACATCCCGAAGCTGGTCGCGCTGCACGCCGCTGTGAAGTTCCTGTCGATGGAACCGCTGCTGGGACCGGTCGACCTGCGCGGCAACCTGCCGGGGGAGCGCGCGCTGCGCTGGCACCGCCCGATGCTGAACATGCTGGATTGGGTGATCATCGGCGGCGAAAGCGGCCCGGCTGCGCGGCCCATGCATCCGGATTGGGCCCGCGACCTGCGCGACCAGTGCGCGGCCGTCGGCGTGCCGTTCCTGTTCAAGCAGTGGGGTGAATGGGTACCGCGCGGCCCGGAGTCGCTTGGATACCCGATCGTCGATCACGTACCGCGAAGGCGCATCACGGACGCTGGCGACAATGGGCAAGACCTCGCGGCGGAAGGCGACAACGACGTCTGGATGCAGCGCGCTGGCAAACGTGCGGCTGGCCGCCAGCTCGATGGAGCCCAGCACGACGGGTACCCAAAATGATGAAGCGACCGGCCTTCATTGAGGCGCGGCCGATGCTTGAAATGTGGCGTGGTTTATACCTGCTCGACCTCGGCCCGCAGCGCTACGACAACGGCCGTCATATCGCGCTTCTGCTCAAGCAACCCTGCACGGGTTGCATCCACAGCCAAAATGCGAACCTGCTCTCCATTGAGAGGTTGTCCATCTTGAGTGAGATGGCGAAGCATTCCCAACTGCAAATTATTGAAGCCTCGAACCGAGGTACGAGCTCGCGCCAACATGATGCGGAGCTGCGCGAAGTGGCGCACGCCTTCTTCGTTCAACCGCCAAAACGGGAACTGGCCGGTGACCTCAATGGCTGCCGAAAACAGTTCGCTTACGTGTTCGATGGCAGCCTCATCGAAGATCACTTCGCGCCGAAAGGTCGTGAGCGCGTTATCGCAGGCGCTGATGCCTTCCTCGCCGATGGAGATCACGGCCCGCAGCATGTTGCGGAGCTCTTCAGCGGATTGATCCGCCAAGAGTTTCCTTTGCTGCCCGGCCTGTACCTGGGTAATCGCAAAGGCCCCAGCAATCGCTGCGATCGACCCGACGGCCTGGATCCACGAGGCCCAGTCGGACTTGCCAAGGTCGTAGGCCCGGCCGAGCAGAACGAGATCGGTCAGTGCACCAGCCGTCAGCAACAGTACGACCACAACCGGGTTGTTCACCCATCTTAGAAAAGTTGTCATCCAGTAATCTTAACAGAACAGAAGCGAGGCTATCCACATGACCGAAGAATTCGACATCCTGCACGAGGCCAAGAAGCTGCGCCTGCTGGCCGCCGCGCTCGAGCTGCAGCACTACACCAGCACCGCCGCGAACATCGTTCCCATCCCGGGCGGCGACCGCGTGATCGCGATCGGGACGCCGGCACAGGTACGCGCGCTGATGGGCGGCACCGCGGCCGCCTCGATGCGCACCGAGGGCTTCGTCGACGCACGTGGGAACGTTTGCTTGCCGGTCGACCAGCCGGCCCTGCCGCCGAAGCCGCCCACGACCTACAACGGCTACAGCGACGGCAGCGAACCCCTGTGGACGGCCGAGCAGATGGACGACTATGCGCACGCCGCAATCGCCCGCGCAGCATCGATTTGCGACGGTGTGGCCGGCAAGAGCAAGAATTCCCTTTTCCGATCGGGAGCGAAGATCTGTGCCGGCGAGATTCGCGCGGCGCTGGCTGGCGACCAGGTCGACAGCGAAGGCGGCCACCATGATTGAACGAGGAAAGGACCGGCGACGCGGCGTGTCGTCGCACTTCACCAGCCCGCAGAACGACCGGCGCCGGCCCGGCTACGAGCGCCGCAACAGGACCTCCGTGCGGCCGATGCCGCTGTCGATGGTGATGCGGGGCGACACGCGCAGGTTTGAGGAAGCAGGGACCGAATAGGAGAGTGCGATATGCAAGACCAGAAAATACAATCGCGATATGTGACGTTGCAAGAGTGGGCCGCCTTGATGTTCTCCAAGGTGCCGCACCGAAACACGCTGCAAAAATGGGTCAACGAGGGCCACATTCAGCCGCAGCCGAAGAAGATCGGGCGCGCCTACCAGGTGAAGCGGGACGCTCGGTACGTAGACTGAAATGGCCAGACAACGACTAGCAAAGAATCGAGCATTCCCGCCGAATCTGTATCAAAACACGGCGGGGTATTTTTACTATCGCAACCCACAGACCAAGGAGCAAAAAGGACTCGGGCGCGACAAGGCCCGAGCTTTCCAGGAAGCGAGGAAGGCAAATGCCGCCCTGGCAACGAGAGAACCATCCTCGCTTGTCGACTGGGTTCTTGGGCGCAAAGACTACACTCTGGCGGAATGGTTGCCGGTGTACCGCGAGCTGTGGGATGAGAAGACGCAGCCGGCCGCGAATACGCGGTATGCGGCGAACAGCCTTCTGAAACGACTTGGAGAGGCGGACATCGGCAAGATGCGCATGCGGCACATAGAGACGATGCACGTCGCAACATATCTGGAAGAGTTCTCGAAGGCCAGCGGCGCCGGCATGGCGCGCAACATGCGCTCGAAAATGCGGGACATTTTCCGATGGGCAGAGACGCAGGGAGTGATTGAGGTCGGCAAAAACCCAGTCGCAGCGACATTCAACGCCGACTATAAGGTGAAACGCGAGCGGCTGAGCTTAGAACAGTTCTGGGCGATTCATGTGGAGGCCAACACCTGGGCGAAGAACGCGATGATGCTTGCCCTCGTGACTGGCCAGCGGCGCGACGATATCGCCAACATGAAGTTCGCCGATTACAAGGATGGGTTCCTGCATGTCGCCCAAGGCAAGTCTGGTGGAGAGACGAAGCTGCAACTCGACGGCGCGATCAAGCTGGCAAAGGTCGGGCTGTCGATAGGCGAGGTGGTTGCCGGATGTCGCGACCTGATTGTGAGCAGGTATCTCGTGCATCACACCGAACGTGTGTCGAGCATAAAGCCGGGTGACAAGGTCAGGACGGGCGGGCTATCTGATGCGTTCAAGGAAGCCCGCGAGAAGGCCAAAATTGAGGCGTCCGAAGGCCGCACGCCACCATCGTTTCACGAGATCCGTAGCTTATCCGAGCGCCTCTACCGTGAAGAGTTTGGATCAGATTTCGCGCAGGCAATCCTCGGCCACAAGAGTGCGCAGATGACGGCTAAATACGATGACCTGCGGGGCGGTTGGAAGACCGTCAAGGCAAAATGATTCAGTAATTTTTTAGACGGATTTCTGTAAAAACCGAAGACCGCCTTTATCTACGGGCGCGCTTTGCAGTGCAGATATTTACATCTGAAACTTGGCTGTAGCAAGACGTTTTCATAGACGAATCAGTAGCTTGGATGATCTTTTTCGATCTTTGATATGCACAAAAATGCAGGGACGCGCCCCTTAGTAAACAATAACTTAGGAGCGCATTTCTGTAATCGTTTGAGCATCGTCACCAGCCCTTGGCCATGCCGCCGGCATCATGACGGCATGCCCACCGACCGCCCCAATACCAAGCTTGCACACGCCGTCGACCAGGCGCTGACGATGCCGGACGTGCGCGCCGCGGCCGCCTTCCTGGTCGACCACGGCGCCGGCTTCGCGCTCATCTGCAGGGTGCTGGCGGAACCGACACGGCGCCGCCCGGAAGCGACGACGGCGGCGCCGGCAGCACACGAACGACGCGGCCGGATTCCGTCTGCATGACGATCCGGCTCTCGGTCGGGGTGATGACGTGGTAGTCCATCACGGCTTTGCGTTCACGGCCCTGCAGGCTTCGAACCGCTCGACGACCTGGTCGTATCGCCGCACGAGTCCTGCAACGTCTGCGGCGATGCCGAGAAGGTCTGCAGCAACCTCCGGCACAAGGTCCGTTCCTTGTCCGTCAACTGGAGCGCCGGCGGCAGCGGGTCGATCACCGGGCGCGGCGGCGGACTGTACGGGGTTGGCCGCGGGGCAGCGCAGCCGGTCAGTGCCAGTGCGCACGCGGCGCTGAGCGTCAGCAAGGTTCGATGCATATTCCTGTTCCTTTCGATGGGCGTCGGCGTCGCGCTCGGCCAGCTGGGCGCGCAGGTCCGACTCGGTCTTGCGGTTTTCCTCGGCATCGTGGTCGCGCTGCTTGATGCCGGCGTCGACGGCCGCGTCGTAGCCGGCCTGATAGCGCTCGTTGACGAAGTGGTCGATGCCCACCCAGGCGCCAGCGGCGAGCGTGATCGCCACCAGCACGCCGAGCAGCAGGATCTGCAGGCGGGTCATGGCGTCACCGCCGGGACGTCGTACTGCTGCAGGTTCCGGCCCCGGATGATCGCGATCAGCGAGTCGGCATAGCCTGGATCGGTCGCATAGCCAGCGGCGGCGACCGCGCGGGCCCAGCCGGCGCCGGTCGTCTCGCGGAAGCACTTCGCGTAGCGCGGGTTGCGGAAGAAGAACTGCGCACGGTCCTGCAGGCAGTCGGCCCAGCTGCTGTACGCGCGGAACTTGTCGGTGACGGCGACGCGCTGACCATTGACGACCTCGTGCGTCGGCACGTCGACGGTCGACCCGGTCCACGACTTATCAGCCTTAATGCCGAACAGGTTGTTCCCGCGTACGCGGGAGCCCCATCCCGACTCGAGCGCCGCCTGAGCGATCGTGAAGCTGACCGGAATGCCGGCCGTCCGCTGGCAAGTGCGGGCGCCGGGCAGGATGTTGTCGATGAATTCAGTCGGCGTCATGGCACAAGCTCCTTCACGTCCTTGACGATCTCGGTGATGTCTGCGTCGCGTTTCTTGTCGATGTACGCGAACAGCGCACGCACGATCAGCCAGGATGGCAGGCCGCACATGAAGCACACGCCGATGATCCCCATGAGGCCGAATACGTCATTGGCCCAGTGCTGCCAGCCCATGTAGCTGATAAGGGCCGGGCCGCCGCAGAAAGAGCCGATGATGGTGGTCAGGAGGGCGACGTGCCATTCCTGATCCGTTTTCGGTTTCGTCATGGTCATGACGACGTAGGTGGCCAGGCCCGCACCGATGCCGCTGACGCCGGCCAAGCCGCCGATCTTGGCCCAGCCGATTGCGCCGGCTGCGCCGGTCGTGATGGGTTCGCTCATGTTTTGGTCTTTCATGGTTGTGGTGGTTGTGGTTGAGGAGGGGCGTAATCAGGACTGCGCACCAACGATCGTGCCGTCGGTGTCACTGGTTGGCAGCCCGGACTTAATGCGCAGGCGGCCGGCAGCATCGACCCAGAGGACGTAGCTGCCCATCTCCGGCAGGCCCGTTCCATTCCATGCTGAATTCGCCATGAAGAAGTTCTGATTCTTGAGCGACACCTGATTGCCGCCCTGCGAAACGTGACGTACTTGGCTGAGAGGAGTGGTAGAGCTGACGGAGTAGTCGGTCAGCACGCCGCCCAGGTTGTCGTAGATCACGTTCGCGCGGCTGTTTACGTCTTCGGTATAGACCGCGCCATTGCTTTGGAACGTGTTGTGGCTGATCGAATTGTTCTGCGAGAAGTTGCCGCTACCGCCGGTCATGGCGATGGCCGTGCCGACGTTACTGGTGAAGTCGTTTCCGGCGATGCGCCCCCACTGCATGTTGAAGCAGCTGATACCCGTACCGGTGCCGCCGGTGAAGCGGATGTTGTTGTTGGTGATCTCGACGCCGGCCAGGCAGTTGCTGGTCAGGACCGCGTAATCGCGCATGCCGATCAGCTGGTTGCCGCGAACCTTCACATATTTCGCGAACGCCACCGAGATGCCCTGGCCGTAAAGAAAGCTGCTGTCGAAGCCAGCACCACCGTTGTTGTCCTGGTGGATGTGGTTCTCGCTGATGATCACGGACTCCACATTCGGGTTCGCGGCCGACGTGCCCAACACCTTGATCGCCAGGTCGTTCCGGCCGATCAGGTTGTTGTGGATGAAGACCCGGCGAATCACCGCGTCTGCGTTCGCGTTCGTGCCGTCGATCAGCACACCAACCCCAAAGCCGCTGTTGTTGGAGAAGAAGATGAGGTTGTTGTGGATGTGAATGCCGCCAGAAGCAACGAGGATATTTACGTTGTTCGCGCCGATATCGTTTTCGGTCACGATCGTGTCGCCGCTGGCCGCCAAGAACTGCAGCCCCGCGATCGTGTTATTCCGGACCATGTTGCCGCGCACGATTCCGACGCCATTGCCAGTCGCGGCCATGCCGATCTGGTTGTTGAACAGGTTGCAGTTGAGCACCCTGAAGCCGAGGCAGCCGTTGAAATAAATCGCGGTCCCGCCATCGCGAATCTGCATGGATTCGACGGAGCAGCCCACCCCGTTCGAGAACGAGAAGACGGTAAAGGTGCCAGTGGCCTGGATCGTCGCGCCGAGCGTTGTCGCGTTGTAGGAGCCAGAGAAGGACGGACCGTACAAGCGAATATTGGACCTATTCGCGATCGTGAACTGCAGCGAGACCTTGTAGACGCCGCCCGGGAAATACAGGGCCCCGCCAGTAGAGGGCAGCGCGTTCAAGGCCGCCTGAATCGCGGAGGTGTCATCCGTCGTGCCGTCGCCCTTGGCGCCGAACTGGCGCACGGTCAGGATTCCGCCCGGCTGCAGCTTCCATCGGCCGCCGTCGGTCGCAACGATGATCGTGCCGCTGTTGTCCGCACTTGTCGTGTCGGTCGCGTCAAGGTAGTAGGGGCCGCCGCCGCCGTCTCCCGCCGCGTAGTAGCCCGTCACGAACGCGCGCGTGAACTTCGTCTTGTCCAGTGCGCGCAATGCCGCTACCGAATCGACGACGCTTGCGACGCGGCTCTTGAGGATCTGGTCGAGGGTCAGTAATCCGTAGCCGACGCCTGCGGCTCCCCCCGACCCGCCAAGCTGTGCGCTATCGATCAGCGATGCATAGTTGTCGACCGTATAGATCGTGTTGCCCGACGAATCGACGACCACGACCTTGTAGCTACCCGACCAGAAGATCAGCGCGGAGCCGGTGGAATCGAGCACGACGGGGTTCGCGTTCGGGGTTGTACCGGCCGCGTCCTGCCAGGTCGTCTTGGGCGTCGAGGTGCCGGCCGCATACGTGTAGACCTTGCCGCCGGCGAGTGGTTTCGACGTACCCGTGTAAAAGTATTGCTGCTTGCCTGTCGGCATCAGAGAAGGCATGTGTTTCCTCTGGACGAAAAAAAAGCACCTCGAGAGGTGCTGTGAAAAGACAGCCGCGCGGCGCGGCTGGAGACGCTGGAATTAATGACCTGTCAGGCGGTTACCTTGGCCCTGTCGACCCAGTCTTGAATTCGCCTTCATCGCATCGAGCAGCTTGTTCGATTCGCCTTCGAGGCGCTTCGACGTTGAGCGGCCGGCGATTTTTGCTCCCAGTACTGCCCCTGATTGAGTGCCGGGGCCGCCGAGCCATGGGTTGATCGCCGCGCCAACCACGCCACCGGCCACTGCTCCAGCCTTCCCGGCATGCTTTTCGACCATGCCGGGCTTGCTCAGGCGCTGCGCCTGCTGCGCGGCACCCTCGTACGAGTGCATGCCCGGCATGATCTGGCCGCCCAGGTTCAAGGTGTGGAAGCGTTGCACCTCGTCTGGGGGGAAGGTCTGCAGGATCTTCTGGCCGACGGTCGAGTTGAGCGTCTTGTTTGCAGAGTTCTGGTTCCAGACGCCCGCCTTGCCCGCGCCTTGTTCGTAGACCTCGCGCGCCAGGGCGCCCGCCATCTCATTGCGCGCTGCCTGCGCCGCCTGGCGCAGTTCGTCCGGCACGGGCGGCATGCCATCGGGCGCGCCGCGCACCTGGCCGCGGGACAGGTCGTCCAGCGTGTTATAGACGTGCTTCCACTGGTCGATCGGCATGTTGTTCAACCGTTTCGGCAACTGCTCCAACGCGACGCCGTCCTTGATGCCGTTGGCATCCATGCCACCGAACACCTTGGCGATCGCCGGCGTGTCCATGATGGTCTTTTCAGCCTTGTGGATCGCATCCCCCAGCTTGTAGGCGTCCGAGCCAGCCGCCGCCGCCACGTCCTGATCGATGGCGCGATTGATCGCGGCGATCGTGCGCGCATTGTCCGGAGACCAGCCGGCGTTGTTCGACTTGCGCACGGCGTCCCAGGCGGCTACGCTGCCCGGCGCATGCACCTCTCCCGTGAGCGGGTCTTTGAAGCCAGTTGTGCGGGCGAGTTCGATCAATTTCTGCGCGCCGGTCACGACGCCGCTGTGTCCATTGCGCTCAGCCTCGGCCAGGAACTGCGGATCCGCCAGCAGGTTATCGACGTGCGTGCTCTGGATGGGGTTGCCGCCCGATTCCACCTTGGCACGATCGTAAATCTGCTGCTTGGCCTGCTTGAAGTAGTCGGACAGACCGCCTTCACCGTGGAATGCATCGTTGATCACCTGGCCGCGCTGCTCGTTGTTCATCAGGTTCGGATTCGCACCTGTCGCCTCGACGCGCGCATGCGCATAGTCGGTCAGCGCCTGCTGCTCCTTGGCGATCTGCTGGCGCAGCAGGAGCTGTGCCGGTGTGTTTTCCGAACTTTGCGCCTGCGTGTGCTCGCTGCGCAGCGTGTCCTCGTTGCCAGTGATGACGCCCTCGCGCACCTTGCCATGGTCGTCGCCCAGAATCTCGTTGGCAATCTTCGCGCGCACTGCTTGCTCGTCGAGCGGAACGTCCCGCTGGATTTGCGACAGCTTCACCTGTGGGAATGCCGAGCTACCGCCGCGCGCCGCTACCTCGCCGGTGAGCGCCGGATACGGGTTCAGGTTGGCGGACGCCGCGCCCACGCCAGCGAGAGTCGAGGCAGCCGGGGCCGGTACCGGTGCTGCGGCTGGAACGGCTGGGCCACGCCCGATTGCGGATGCAGCCTTGTCGATTCCGGCGCGCACCGCGCCAGGCGCCGCCTTGGCCGCGTCCAGCGCGGCGCCGGCTAGTTTGCCGCCGGCGACGTTCGCCGTCACGGTCGGGATCATGTCGTTCACGGTCGCCATCAACGGGTTCGTCGAGCCCTTGACGAAGGTGTCGTCGTATGCCTTAGCGCCGGCCTGCAGAGCCGAGCCGACCGAGGACGCCATGAGTGCGTTTTTGGCCTTGCTCGCGAGGTCGCCGAGGCCAGCCATCGACGCCTTGCCGCCGTTGGTCTGAGGCTGGTAGGTCAGGGCGTTCTGGACCTTGTCGCCCAGGCCCTTTGCCTCGTCGAAGTTCTTGCCGAGCGCGGCGGCGCCGAGGCGCGCAGC